GTTTTGACATACAAAATTGGTCCGTATGGACCCAAAGTACTACAGAAAATTATAAACTAAATGACGAGAACCAGCGCGTCACTAAACTGGGAGTCGTTTCGGATGGAGCGCAATTACAAATGCAATCAGGCGTAGAAAAAGATGAAGAACAAGTGGTAACTTTCGTACAAACAGAGGAACCTATGGTGTTAAATTTGTCGGGGGCTAGGGCTGATACGCGGTTATTACATGACAATATCTCTTTGAGTGATTTTTTAAAGCGTCCCTTGCTAATAAAAACTATTAGTTGGGGTGCTGGACCTATTCATACAGATGTAGATCCATGGGTATCTTTGTTATCTAATCCTAGAATACAGAATAGGATAAATAACTTTCAATTATTTAGAGGGACGTGTCATGTTAAGTTTTTATTAAATGGTAATGGTTTCTTTTATGGAAGGATGATGGCGTCCTATCTACCTTTTAGTGAATTAACCTTTACTAGGCCGGTGTCTTCTATAGGTGGAGAAGACTTATTAGTGCCAATATCACAGTATCCTCGTGTTTTCTTGGATCCTTCAACATCTGGTGGAGCAGAAATGGTTTTACCGTTCTTTTACCCTTATCCTTATATTAGTTTGACTGACAATTTGGATTTTCGTAGATTGGGAACAATATATTTTAATCCAATAGCAAATCTTAGACATTCAAGTCAAGATTTAGCAGTTTCTAATGAAAGGGTTACTATTTCCGTTTATGCATGGTTTGAAGATGTGGAAGTACAAGGACCAACATATAGATACATGACTGATTTAGCCCCGCAGGCAGGACCTCCTGCTGCGAGGGTTATTCCGCAAAGTGGTAGGGAAGAAGAGAGTGTGGAGAAACCTATTAGCCAGGCAGCTACTAATGTAGCGTCTGTTGCTCGAAATGTTACTTCCATACCTGGTATAGGTCCTTATGCTTTAGCTGTTGAAAAAGCAGCTACTGTTACAAGCAATATAGCTTCTATTTTAGGATATTGTAAACCTATAGCAGTAGCAGAACCTGAACCCTTAATACCTAGGCCCACAGGATCTTTAGCAGTTACAAACTCTACTAGTAATAGTATAAAACTGTCATTAGATGTAAAGCAGGAAACTTCTATATCCCCTATGGATATCTGTTTATCTGCAGAAGATCAAATGTCTTTAAATTATATTACTGGTAGAGATTCGTATTTAAATCAGTTTGAATGGCAGCTTAGTGTTGGTACGGGTAGTTTACTTCAATCTTATGTTGTTACGCCTTGGACTTATAGGCGTGGCACTGTAGATACTGAAAGAATATCTATGACTGCGGTGTGTGGAGTAGCAAATTGTTTTAAATATTGGACTGGTTCATTAATATACAGGTTTCAAATAATAAAGTCGGCTTTTCATAGAGGGAGGTTAGCAATTATTTATGATCCGTATGGTACACAGTTAAATAGAGAAGACAATATTAATTTTTCACATATAGTAGATATAGGTGAGACGTCAGATTTTGAAGTGAGGATAGGAAATTACCAAGATAGAGAGTGGTTAGGAGATTCAGTAAATCCGTTATTAGATTGGCCAAATTCAAGTATTTTGTCTACATTACCTATGACAGCAAGTGGTAATTTAAATAGAGGAGAGAATGGAG